ACTTGCTGCTTTTTTACCAATTTCACTCATATATTTTTTACCTCTTTTTGCTGTTGTTAAACCACCAATTCTACCTATTGTTGCAAAAGCTTTTCGTTCTTCATCTGTAATTTTTGTTTTTTTCATATATTTTAAATTAAGCACTATATACCACTAAGGATGAAAGGATTTGGTTCAGCATCTTCCTAGGTGAATTGCTTATCATGAATATTCTTGCGAATACTACCACCTTTTACTTCTAGACTCTTTCAATGAGAATGACTCAAGCATTCTTAGCAGTATACAATGCATAATATTTTTATTATACCAAGCCATTGGTAATTTTACTTGTGGATTACTATTTTTTTAAAATTCCTTGTTCTACAAGAAAATCTATATAGTTATCAATTTTACTATAAGGAGCTATTTCATCTCTCCAGCGTTTGTATTCTTCTGGGTTAAGCATCGTAGCTCTATCAATAGCATAATTTTCTTCTAAATACTCAATAACTTTTTCTATATACCCTGTATTTAAAATACCTTTAGTACTTTTACCAACTTTTTTCTTTTTACCTTCAAGAATAATAATCATCCCATTAAATTCTTTTTTTGCGTAGTGGTGTAATTCCTCGATTATATTGCTATCTTTATGATCTAAATCATTAAGAAAAGCCCACAAAGATAATACTCCACCATGGTAAAAGCCTCGTTGTTCTTTACTTTCAGGTGTTAACCGTTCTATCTTATACCTAGCACCTGGATTATTTTTAAGATCTTTACGAAAACGATCTGCGTTATAGTCACTCATTCGTAATTTACCAGCTTCTGATATTGCAATAAATTTGTTACTCATTTTATCTATCATTAGCAAACCCGAAAGTATCAGTAGAACCACTAAAATCAGCAGGTTCTTCAATATCTGGTGTACACACAGTACAGTAAAGTCCACCTTCTAAATCTTCTTTTAGGAAAGATTCGTCGTGAACACAATCTTCTTCTACATATCCAGGAGGTAAATTGTCCATAATTTTTTATTGTTTACTAATAAGCAAGATTAGCTATACGCTGGATTTATGTGCAGTCGAAACACATAAACCCAAACGCAAAGATAGAACATTATGTTCTTGCTGGGTTTCCCCAGCGTATAGCTAACCTTATTTATATTATACCAAGCGGTCGGTATATTGCAACTTATGGTTGGGGAAAACTAATTTTGATACTTTTTTTTAGAGCTTTCCAACCGTAAGTGTCTGTTTTCTTATGACATTCAAAACATAGAGTGCGTCCGTTATCAATTGCAAATCGTAACTCTGGAAACAAGGAAAAAGGTTTAATATGGTCAGCTTGTAATATTAGTTTAAGACCTTTTATATTCCTAAGACCACACCATACACATGTATAATTATCCCTCTCAAACACTGCTGTTCTCCATAGTTTATACTCCAAAGAGTTTCTTATCTTTTCATGAACTGAAGTTACTCCGCCCCTCCAATTGTTTCCCTTTTCTCCTTTTTGTGAATCACTAGATTTTCTTCTTGAGCTTTCAGAACGTGGTTTACCAATAAGCCAAGGAGACCCTATCTTTTTCCTAATTTCACTCATTTTTATACGAGTTTCTATTGTTCTTTTACGACCGAAGTGTGAAGGTGGCTTAAGACCTATTTCTTTTGCTTTCTCACTCATCTTCTTTTTTCTTTCAGAGGAGTATTTTTTACCTAAATGAGCTAGTGATATTTTTCTTTTTGTTTCCTCGGAATGTTTATATTTCTTTTTCATATTTCTTCTTTAGCTCTATATAATTGATACATTTACAGTACGGTAAAAGTTCTTCTTCAGTTGCTCTTAATAAAGCTGCTTTAATTTGTTTTTGTTTATCAAAATCTCCGCCGTCTTGGTATTGATCCACAGCATGATGATATGCACAAGTAGGTACAAAATTCCACAGTTCATCTATTTGTCTACCTGCAAAAATAAGGGCATGATCAATGGTTATTCTACCTTCACACGTTCCTTCTTCTGCTCTATGACATTTTTTATAATATACATTTGTATTTATTATGTTTTTATTTTTTTGACTTATTTTTCGCATATTAATTACGACAAATACCACAACTAGAATAGCCTGCTTTATGACACTCACATCTACAACCAAAGATTAGTTTTAGTAGTTTATAGAACATATTATTGTGGGTATATTACTCCATCTTTGTAAATTACACCTTTTGCCTTAAAGAACGATTCCAGTACACTGTTTATATGCTCATCATTCCCTGGATTAAGGTAGGTAGAGAACTGTATAGCTCTCATTACTCGTTGTGGTTCGCCCCATTGTAAGTCATTATCCCATCTGTGATTAGTTGGCATATTAGTTTATTATTTTCTTTATTTGTGAGAGACATAGACTTACTTCAACATCGCCACCTATAGATTCTTTGGTTTTTTCGTATTCTTGCTCAAGTTTTGATAACAGCTCTTCTTTGTATTGGGTGATGGCATGACTTGCAGCGTATGCTTCACTTGGAAAGTATTTGCTGTTCCTACCTTCTTCTCTTGCTTTCTCTAAAGCTACATTAATAAGTTTAACTAGTGTTTGATATTCACTAGTAGTTAAAGACTCATCAATAGTTTTATTCAAGATTGTGTGTATTTTGCCTCCAAGTTCTTCTAATGTCTTTTCTTGCATGGTGTGGGGGGGGATTAAAATATTAGAGATTCTTCTGGGTGAGAATAATACTCGATACTGTTCTCTTTTATTTCTAGTTGAATTTCGTTGTATTTAGCACAATATCTACAATCCATTTGTACTTGAGTTAAACCTCCGTAAGAATTGTCAAAGTCTTCATATGTCTTACCTGTGTTATTACATGACTGGCACATTCTTTTTGGATTCAGATAGCAACTAGGTTCGTGCTTCTCCATGATGTGCTTCACGTTCTTTCTTTTACAGAAGTCACATTTGAATTTTGGTCTTGTTTTTATTGCTTTCATATACATCTACTTCTTATTAATTAATGGTATCCAAAACAGCTGTAAAAGGTAAAGGTTCAAGACCTTCACTCATTCTTTTAAGGTTAACTTTAATGATTTTCATTCTATGAGCGTTTATTTTACGCTGTTCTTCAGTTAACTCAGGTAAAACTTGGCTTGTATCTGTTTTTTTATAGTCTGACTCGATTTCAATATTGCGTATTTGGCCATATTTGCCAGCCCACACGTCTCCAAGGTCTAAGTCCCTATCTTTATCGGCTCGTGGTGTCTTATCGTCACCTAACCATATTTTTTTTATAATACGTGCGTCTTTGTTATCTACTTTGATTGAGTCTTTGCGACCTATAATGCTTATATATGCCATATATTTTATTTTCCATTAAATCTATCTACTGGTTGCTGTACTTTTGCTAATGTTACAGGTGCTTGTACGATTGGCTGTAACCAGTATTCTTTTTTTAAATTTAAGTACACCTCTGGAGCAGGTATAAAGTCACCGTCTTGTTTTAACCAGTCCCAGTGTTCAGCTTTACGCTTAGGGACATCAATAAGGATAAGTTTCTTTTGTTCTTCTGTTAACTTAGACCACTTTTCTTTTGGAATAGCTTTACCACCTTTTCTTCTATTAGGATAATCCTTCCAAAAAATATCAAAAGAGTTGTCATTGGTATTAGACCCTATCTCAACCATTTTAGTCAACTGACTAAAATGGTTTTCAGCAATCTGACCAGCATTTACATCAGTTATATTAGATTTAATTAGATTAGATTTAATTAGATTAGATACCTCGGGCTGTCTATAGACCATCCCTAGACCATCCCTAGACTGCCTTACCCACTCTTGTATTTCCAATGGTAAATTAGCTAATAATTTATCAATTCCCTTTTTTACATCCTCACTTTTAGTATTTTGATGTTTTATAAAATTTACTAAACATACCCATCCATTTTTATACTCAACTTTACCTTTCAGTCTTTCTAACATCCTCAACACTTCCTCCTTTTCAATACCTGTTTCGTTTGATATTGTCCTTAAAGGAACTTCATAAACACCACAAATATTTGTTTTCTCATTAGTAAGAAAATATAAAAACAAATATCTATCAAGTGGATTTAATTTATCTACCACAAAACTATCTGACCAAAACTTTGAATTTATCATGCGTGATACGCTCATAAAATAACTATTAATTTTTTAATAGCCGTTTGTTTATCTCGTTTTTAACCTCAATCTAGTGAACATACCCCATGTAATCCCTTGGGAGAAATTACCGTTGTATGCTCGCTAGATTGCCCAAGGTAAGCTCAGCGGCCTAAATACTAGTATAAAATACTTCGCACTACAAGCCAAGGAGAAATCTATATTTAGTTGTGTATAAGTAGACGTATGGACATTGATCAATCTTACAAAAAACTCGCCACTAATAAATAGTAGCGAGTTTCTTGTTTAACACTTACCCAATTAGCTCTTTTTCACATAATTCAGTAATTCCATCCCATGCTTTACGCATTCTTGCTGTCATTTTTATGATATCTACCATAGAACGCTCTGTTTTGAACGTCCATATATCTCCTGTTGGCTGTAATCTGCCTTCAGGGGTATACATTACCTGCATGTCGACTAATTCTATATCTTCTGGTATTTTGCCTGTTTTTAGGTACATACAAGTAGCATAGAATGTAATTTGCCCACTAGTATCAACCATCTTTTGAGTCCATTTACGAGTAGAACTTTTATACTCTTTAAAAGCTGACATATCTGCTTTGTATGTGTCTGGCTTTGCAAGTAATGTGATGGTTTTTTTACCATGTTTTAATGGTACTTCAAACGCTATGTCCCTAAGTTCAAACTTAGGTATTTTTGCCATCATTATATCTAACATTATGTCACCAGTTGCTTCACCGTGCTCTAATCCGTCTGCAAGAACTGTACCATACGCCATATTTCTGCTAATACGCCTTTTTTTATTGTAGATGTATTGATCAATATAGTCTTGTGGATTCATCTCAAAAGTGGTCATTTGAGAAAATGACAAGTATTTTCTGGGATTCATACTTTAATTATACCTCTTCTCCTGTAATTTCACGCATGCGTGCATCAACAAGCTTCTTGAATTCCTTTTTTTGTTCATCACTGTACTTTACAGATTTAGCCATTTTTTCATTGAAATCATCTACTTGTTCCATGGTAAATTTTGATATAGCTTTTTTTACCGTTTCTACCGCAGTTTGTTCGTTGCTTTGTGCTTGTTCTGGTATTGAGTTTTTTGACAATTCTTCTTCAATGTACATACCACTAAGAGACTTTGGGAAAGCTTTACGCAAAGCAAGAGCTTCTGCACATTTACCAAGCATTAGATATGGTCTATTGTGCCACTGAAACCCCATTTTTTCACCAGGATAGTACTCACTCCATCTTGCTGTCGCAGTAAATGGATATCTACCACCATGTACTATTTTATACACAGTGACAGTGGCACTTAATGGTACTTTTACACCATGCTTTTCTTTTCCGGATGAGTATTCTATTTCTGTTTCCTCTGAAAAAGTAGGATCTTCGTTGCCAGCATAGTTTCCTGTATCTTCAGCAATAGTTCTAAAACCATCAATAGCAACTTGTATTGTTCTTTCTTCTTTTCCTGTTTTACTATTCCATCTTGGAATAAGGTGTACTTGTTTTAGAAACGGATTAAGGTTAGCACCTTTACATACTTGGATAAATAACTTTAACTCATCATCAGAAGCTCCTTTAGCAACAGTCTGCTTAATAAGATTAATCTGATCTCTTGTAAGTTTGCCAAAAACATCTTGCGGAGCTATTTCTTTTGTTTCAAAGATACGTTCAATTACTTTGACTTCTTTAGTCTCTACGTGATGCTGTTCTTCTGGCTCTGGTACAATACTAATATCTTCAACAGGTTCTTCAACAGCAACTTTCTTTTTTGCTACCATATTTAATTTATTTGTCTGCAAATAGCACAAAGACCTTTTTTAGTTTTTCTGTGCTTTCTACAATTAGTGCATTTCTGCATAGTTTTATAATGACCTTAGATCAAGCGACTCTTCTTCGTAAATTTCTGCACCAGGAATAATAACCCCAGAAAGAACGTCTCGTCTGACTGCAACCATATCTACAACAAGATAGTTTCTAGGTATAAGACTTTCATCAATAACACGCACCTTCTTAATTTTCTTAGCCACAATTTTTCCTAAACTACCAGCAGTTGTATTTTCAACACGTTCAATGGAGTCCATCTTCTTTTCTGCTTTTTCAATTGTGATTTTATTTGATTCAACCTGAAGGGCAATCTTAGCTTCTTTTTCACGAGCAACACGATCTTGTTCTTGTTTATAGTCAAGAAGCTTTCTTTTAATAAGCAGCTCTCCTGCTTTATATTTATCTTCGACAGGACCAAAGAATGATTTTGCACTTGCAAGTATTTCGTTTGATGGCTTTGTGAACGTCTCCTTTTGTGTTTTAATTTGGAGTCCAATTTCTTTAAGCTTTGCAACTACATCTATTGCTTGTGTGTATTCTTCTTGATTGCTAATGACAAGTTCTTCTGCACGATTAACTATTTTTGATACCTGACCTTTTAGTGTGGTGAGTTCTTTTGTTTCCATACTATTTTGTTGGTACATACTGACACGCTTCTTTAATTCCTCTCTCACAATCTCTTACAGTAATTCTATCGACTGCTTTTATAGCAACTAACAATGTTATACCCATTAAAACTCCAACTGTTATTACACCAATAATTTTGTTCATATGTTTAATTTTTTATGTGATAATATATCGACCTGTTATAATTATATACCAAGCGGTCGGTATATGCAATAGCAACATGTGGAAAACTAAAAAGCCCTATAAATATAGGGCTTTTTAATTATTTTGTTGGTGGTAATCCTACTTTTAGTTTAACACAATCTGGAAATTGTTGATAAAAATTTACACGATTATCATTTACCATATGACGAACAATGTCTCTCTGTAGCTCGTAATTTTTTAACAACTCTGGCACAGATTCTATTGTAGTAGATGTTGCTAGTAATCCATACATTGTTCCATAGTAAATAAACGTAGAAGGTTTCCATTGAAAATTAGAGTACGATGGCGTACCGTCTCTATCCATTTTATTAATAGCAGAGTTTTTCCCACGACTCTCACACCATTCAAGGCTACTGATCCATAACTCTTGTCTATGTTTTAAATCACGCTCTTCTTCTGTTATTTGTATCTCTACAACAGGCACAACTTCTGATAAGGATTTTTGTGGCAGAATATAGATTACTGCTACAAGTGCACAGAATAAAATCAATGCAATAAATTTATATTTAACCATTTTTAACAATAGCTTTCACTCCAGAAAATAAACCAGAAGCAGAAAGACCAACAAGAACACCTTGTGCAATTATTTCTTGCCAAGAAATTCCAGTTAGAGATAGAAGACCAACTCCAAAAATAACAGAAAGGTATGGTGTTAATTTAGAAGGAAGACTACTCATTTTTGCGAGAGACACGAGTCCTATTACTACAGGTATTGCACCTAAAGCAACTGAACTTAATGTAAAAAGATTTTCCATATATAATGTAATTATTGACAATGATGACTAAGCATTGTTTCATATAATTATACCATTTTAAACAGTCCAAAATGCCAAGCAAAAATTTAACTGTGTATATCTTTTGTAATAAGCAAACATATAACCTTATACTTTAAAACAGGAGGGTATTTATAAGCATGCGGAATGAAGCATCGCCCTCGCCGCTCTTTCTAAAAACAATTGTAAACTAATTGTAAACCTTTACAAGAAGGAGATTCTATGGCAACGCGTAAACTTGCAGATGTTCAACAAGAATACAAAGAATCAGTCGTGGGACTGTGCTGTATCTGTTCAAAGCCTGTACCTGGATTTTATGGCAGATGGGGAGACGGAGGTACTTGCAGCAGGCCTTGCGAAGTAATCCGTGAGGCACAGCCAAAATATCCAGGACACGAAGAAGACCTAGACGACTTTTCAAACAACCAGGAGTAACCATGTTTCCTGCTTTTGTGATTTCAATCGCACTGTTCCTGACCTTCATCATGGTCGTGGACAGCTATATCGACTTCTATTCACCGCTGGAGAACTGACATGATCCGCAACATTCGTACCGCTACCATCGGCCTGATCGCTGCCTTCGCTGTGATGGCGGCCAACGCCCTCACTCCGCTCGACTTCCAAGGAGCACAAGTCCTTGGCCAAGGGCAATGCAACCGTGAAGGGCAGATCAACCTCTGCTTCTTCGTGGTCAAGGACTCCAAAGCCTACATCATCGTGTGGGACAAGGAAGGCGAGAAGGCCATCTTCCAGGTGGACACCATCAAGCCTGACTATGCAGAAGAAGAACTGCACTTGGTGTGGGAACGCAAGGACAAAGGACGTCGTAAAGACGAGGTGTGATGTTTGCCCGCCACATAACAGGAGATGGAAAGGTGTTTCTGTGGCAGTGGCACATCTGTAGAAATTGCTGCAGAATGTTTTGTCTAAACACAACCAGTTATATGTTGGTTGTAAAAGGTGAAGACCACTACTACAGACACATCCTTTGCCCTCCGTTAAAACAGCCTTACTATGTGCAGATCAAGTAGGAGACATCTATGATCCTTATGCTAGAAGAGCTTATCAAGCGAAGTGGTGGCACTGACATGCAGTATTTTGAAAGTGCTTACTACTGGAAATACGCCAAGTTTGTCAACGTTTTCGGAGATATTCTGGCTTACCGCACCCAAGGCCAAGTGCCTTCTTATGTACAGGAGTACATAAAACATGTTGAGCAATCAATGTGAAAAACACCGCCTAACCATGGCGGTGTACTTATGAGTATGATACACTTTTAATATGAAACAATTTATTTTAGGATTAGCAACAGCAACTTTAATAACAACAGCTATAGGAGCCGATTTCCCACCTTTTAAAGCTACAAGTGTAACTATTAGCCCTTACTCAATAACTCAAGTAACCGACTGGAGAGAAGAAGGAGGGTTCTGGCTAATGGGTCAAGGATCGGATAAAAAGGTCTATTGGTGGGATTCTGTAGAAGCACAATGGAGGTTGTATAAAACTCTTCCTATTGTTATTCCAACAGCATCTTCTACTCAAGCAACATCAACAGCCACAACTACTCAATAGTTGTGTGCTATAATTTTGTATAGCAGGCAATTGCCCTGAACGCCTTATTTTGGCGTTCCTAATTTTTAAGAGTACAGCTCCAAAAGTATTTCTAAAGACTTTGGTCCAGCCTGGACATTTCTCATGTCAGTTTCATTTTGGAATCCAGTTAATCCGTGAGAAACTTGCCACTTTATAGCTGCTCTAGACGTAATTCCACCCCAGTACCCAGTACATTCTTGGTTAGAAGGGAAAAACTTTTCATATTTAAGCACTTCTTGAAATGCTTTTATAGCAGGACTTGTTTGCCCATATTTCATGTAAGTTGACCATCTGTATTTTGGTTTTTTTACCTCTTCACTAAATGAAAAAGCTGTAAAAGCTGCACAAAATACTATATGTTTGTCAAAATATTCTCTCGTAACAGCTCTTTGTTTTTCCTTAAGCGGGATATCGGAATTGTTTTCAAAAGTACCCCAGGAATCTTCTACTATAATATATTCAACTCCTTTGTAAGTAATAGCATCTACTGCACACACAGAATGCCCAACAGAAGTATTATTACTTAATCCTGTTGGTACTTTTTTACACCATTCGTGATAGTCTGATCTATTCCAAACCATAACAGCTCCTGACTTTTGTAGTTCTTGTACAACAGCATCAAACGTTACTGGCAAAATAACAAAATTTGTTGGTCGCTGTGCTTTCTTTTTAGAAATATCCAGTTTAAAATCATCTATAAATGTATCATTTACTTTTTGTGATTTAACATCTTCTTCTAAATAAATATTACCTTTTATTGTTATATTAAAAGCATCTGCTCCAACCATTCCTTGTCCTGGTTTATTGATTCTTTTTTGATAGATAGGTGTGGCAGAATATACCGTAGGTGTATTATCATTTTTATAATCCCATATTTCAAGCATTTTAGCTATACTTTGTGCTACACAAGTACTACTTCCATCTTGATCACGAGGGATATACGCCACAGGGTGTCTTTCTTCTAACTGAACTTTACCCATAATGTTTAATTCTTCCCATTTAAAGTCTTTTGACTTTTCTTGCGAGGTTCTTAAGTCTTCTGATGTTCCATTGTATCTCATAATTTTATTATTAGTTATTAACATACCGAGCTGTCGTTATGTAGTATACTTAAATTATATGAACATAAACACAGTTATTAAATATCCTAAAACAGCATTATTTCTATGGTTTTTTATAGGAGTAGTTTTATCACAGTATGGTATTATTGAAGGTTTTATACTATTATCAACACTTCTGATAGGTATAATTTTATACAAAATACTGACATACTATTTTTTTGCTTAAATAAAGCCTAGATTAAGTATAAAGGCAAAAATTAAGATATACAACTATATTAATACGGGGTCACTACCCAACTAGATCCATCCCATCTCTTTAAAGGTTTAACCACCCAACTCGAACCATTCCATACTTTTAGAGGTTTTGCCAGCCAACTACCTGACCACACTTTTATTTGTCCTGTAGAGCCACCACCTCCTGATGTTTCAGAAAATCCATCATCAAACCAACCTGATGTTTTTTGATTAGGATTAAACCACCCACTTACATTATATGTTTCATCATAAACGTAATTAATGGCCATATTATCGTTCCATTATAGAAAATTCACCACTTAAAAATGTCGCAGTAGTTGCGCTTGTTAGCATTGAGTGAAGCATACATGTCCCGTTGTAGATTTTAATACCTGGTGTATTAGGAATCTTCTGCGCTGTAATATTTACAACATTTGTACCAATAGTTGCAATATCACGAGTTATCATAAGGGAAACAGCCCCAGCAACAAGAGATGTCCCGAGTGTAATAGACTGTATAGAGCGTACTCCTTTATCTCCAGCCGCAAGATTGAACCAGATAAGTGTTCCTATAACTGGAGTCGCTGGTATTTGTGACCCAACAATAGCAGATAATGTTGCTGTTCTTCCTGCTGTCCCATCAGAGTTTGTATAACTTACTGTTGCGTTAGAAATAACAGCGGCGTTTGTGTTCGCTGTCGTAACAAGTAATGCTATCATACATCCTTCTCCGTTTGTTGAACCATTGATGTCTCTTGCTGGTAGTGTTGGAGTTGTGATTGCTTGTGCGGTTGTTGTCGTTACAACAATACCAGAGTTTACCCATAAACAATCAAAGAATACATGAGAATGGTTGACACTTCCTGATAGTTGAAGTTCAGTTATATAGTTTTGGCCTGTTGATGGATTAGCAACAGGAATAGAGCCATTATCTGCTACTGTTGTCCCGTCAGTTACTCTTCCGTTTAAGCCAGGAGTTCCAACCGCCCAAGCTCCTGGGAAACCAGCATCTTTAGCAGAACAATACCAATAACCTACAGCATCAGAAGCTGTCGTTGTTTTCATAAATCCAACTGAACGACCATTATAAGCCCCGAGACCAGAAGGAGGGTACTCTGCTCCGTTTGAGTCTCTGTGCCTCCATTCACCGTCTTCATTAAACGTCATGTTTTCTCCAGGAAGAAGGTTGAATTGCATTAACTCTACCGAATTTGTTCCGTCAAAATGCTCAATACCAACAAGACATGTAGTTCCTGATGAGTTATTAGTTACATAAAGACCTTTAACATTTCTTTGAGTAGATACACTTGGTGATGGAACTATAGTAGTAGTTGTTGCAGTTGTTATTCGAGTATTTGTTCTACCTGGTGTTATAACACCTAAAGTGTTGTCAACATAAGACGCGTGGCACTCAATAGTAGAAGTTGCTGATCCTGTCGTTAGTCTTATAACGTCCGAAATTGATGTTAATAGTAGCATGATGTTAGTATAGTTTATTTATTAATTTGAGTCACACCATAAGTCGCCAATTGATGGGGATGACGGTGCAGTTGTTCCTACTGATATTTTAGATAGCCCAGAAAACTGGGTATCGTCTAATTTGTTATCAAGTGCTGTTTGTAATCCTGTAACATCACTTATAGTGTGAGTATGTGTAGTAGGGGCATCACCAATGTACATAAAGTTACCATCAGTAACAGCGGTATCAAATTGAGCCTTAGTGCCTGACAAATCTGCCACTGAACCAGAGAAAGCAATGGCGGATAAATCGTTAAGATACTTTTGAACTTTACCAAACGCTTGAAGGATAGTGTCTGTTGCAATAATTGCAGTACGAGTTCCTGCTACTGAAAACCCAGATAGTACAATTGCTATAACTGTAGCAGCAAAGTCAGATATAGTAGAAGCTGTCTGTGTTCCTGTATGATTGGATCGCTGTACTGAAAAGGATTGTACAGCAGAGTCGGCAGTGGCTTGAGCCGTTGAAACAGGTTTATTGATATCTGAAGTATTATCAACATTCCCAAGTCCTATAGTTGTTTTTGTTGGTTCGGCAGGTGTTCCGTGTGTATGGTCCTCTCTAGCATAGTTTGTTGAGACACCAACGGAAGGGGAAATACCATACGATGTTTCGCTAGAAACACTACTAGCAGGAGTTCCGATGCCACCTCCACCAGATAAAAAGATTTCTATCTTACCATTTTGTGCATACCGTGCAGAAACTCCATCTACAAAACTTAATTCGGTTATATGTTCTGATACAGTATTTGTAGAGTTTGAAACTCTCCATGCATTAGCACCCCCACCTACACCGTGATACCCAGAAAGACCATCAAGTGTCTTTTTTAAAGAGTCTATTCCTTTTACCTTAGAAAAATCTATCTTCTTTAGAGAAGAGTTAATTCTATCCACCAGATCATCTGGTGTCTCTGTCTTTGGTGCTTGTCTTTCTAGTACAAGAATTACTTTATCTACAATACTTTGTATATCTACAGGTTTTTGTATTTCTTTATGTATTTCAACTATTTTTTCTACTATTTTAACAGGTTCTTCCTTTTTGTCGTTGCCAGAAAAAGCATTTTTAGATAACATCCGTAATCCATTTTTGTCTTTTTTTTCTAAAACTCTAAATTTTGTCATATTTTAGTAAATACAGTTGCATCAAAATCCTCTATAGGTAATGCACCTATATTTCCTTTCATATCTTTAACAAGTATTTCCCCATCACGTAATTGAGATCTAAGGTTAGCATATTGGTCTTTTGGTACAGTTGCTTGTTTTTGAGTTTCAGTAGGATTTGCTATAACAGGTTTTGTTTCTTTTTGAATACCTTGAAATGCAGTTGCTTGTACACTTGGAGTATCTTGTATCTTTTCTGGTATAGAATTAACATTTTTTGCACCATTTTTTAGTCCGTTTATAATAGAACGTACTGCACTTGAATTTTTTATTAAGCCATAATTTCTTATGATAGGAACAGCCATTTCAGGGGATGTAAGGATAGCAGTAACTATCCCTGGAATAATACCACCAGTCAAAGCCCCAGCTCCAACTAGTCCTGCTCTAGTATATGTACCTACTTTTATACCAGAAGCTGCCTGAATATCCTCTACAGCTTTTAGTATACGAATCTCACGCGTAATACCAGGCACAACCTGCTCTAAGCGTTCTATAAGTAAATCCTTCCCTTTACCAGTTGCATTGGCTATTTTATTGATTGCAGAATCTGTAAGTTTACCTTCCTTATCAACAAGTCCTTTTGCAAGTTCTTTAAACTCTGTACTTTGTTTTGCAAATGTCTCATCTAGTTTATCAAGTCCTTGTATTTGCTTTCTGTACTTATTATTAAATTCTGCTCGCATTATTTGTGCAGCACTTTCCACAGGTAAACTTTTACCTATCTGTCTTTCAAATTTTGACAATTTAGCCAGATCAGCTCTAAAGTTTAGAAATTCATTACGTGTCAAATTACCTCTTTCAAAAATAGGTTGCCATAGATCATAAAGGTGTTGTATCGCTTTTACATCGCCTGTATCACGTAACTTTGATGCTACTGTTGCCTCTATAACAGCCTTTGTTTTAGCAGTTGGCACTTCGTCCATGTTTATAGTAGGTAATTCTCCTTTTTTAGGAAGAAAAGCTTTACCTCCTTTAACAATCTTTTTAATCTTAAGTCCTGTATTTTTAGTGATAGCATTCTCTAAGAAGGTAGAATCTACTGCGACAGGTGTAACATCATCTCGTATAGGTTTATACGCTGCACCTGTTTCGTCTATTTCTGCCATACGTTTTGCTAAAGAAGATTGTATTTTTTGTCCTAAAGGAGCACGCTCTATTGTAGACATGTTTTCTTTAGTAAAAGTAGATGGATTTTCTTTAATCGTATTAATAGTCTCTGGATTGAGTCCTGTTGCCTGCCCCATAGCATACCTAGTGGTTCTACCTGTCATATCAGCAACTTTATTACTAACCGCTTCTACCGTTTTGGTTACAGGTGAAGCAACTTTACTAACAGCAGAATCAAATTCTGCTCCTTTATTCATTTTGCCTGCAGCCCCTCTTGCAAGAGCTAAGAATGGTAATATCTGTCCTACAGGATCATTTTGTATAGCTTTTGTTGTACGTTCTAGATTGCCAAAACCAGCCTCTGTGTCACCTTGTATAAAGTCTTTACCTGCCTCAACTAATCCTTTACCTGCTTCTGGCACTAGAGTTTCATAACTACTTTTTGCTACTTCTTTTGTTAAGTCTTTAGCTGTGTTGAAAGCACCACCAGTGTACTTTGTGTTAGCTAATATTTCTGGTATAGCTGTAGCAGACTCGTAAAGACTTTTTGCAGTGGTTACAGGGTTTAATGCTTTAACTGTATTTTTTGCAAGATTAAAAGCGGAACCTGGTATATTTCCTATTGTCTTAGCAGCTCTTGCAAGCCCTCCTTCGCCTGTTTCAGCTGCAAATGTTGGATTAAGTAAATCAGCAGATTGTTTGTCTTCTTTTTGTGCTTGTGTAGGAACTGGTGCTGTAGGGATGACTGGCGTAGAGCTACCAATGTTATATTTTTTTCGTAGTGCATCAATATCATATTCCCCAGTAGGAGTAGGGGAAGAACTACCTGTAGTGGGTACATTATATTTTTTCCTTAGTTCTTCTATGTTGTATTCCATATAGTTATGATATTGTTGACCCACTTTCTTTTTTAGCTATTGCTTTTGTTATTGATGCTAAGTCAATGTCTTTAACTGGGGTATCGGGCTTTACTCCTAGCATAGCAACAATTTGAGAAATATACTGTGTAGTATTATTTTCACTTGGAGGAGCATACTTATTGATAAATGCAGATAATGTTAACCCTCTACTTGCATCTAGTTTTATTTGATTTTCAAGAGCCTTTACACCTGCTTCTGGTGTTTCAAATTTTGCAAATCCACCCTCTCCTTTTGTCGCACCTGGTTGACTAGCAAATCTAAGATTCCCTGGATTATTGTTTACAGAAGCCAGTCTTGATGTGGCTGGTATGGAAACTGAGGTGTTACCAACCTTGTTAAAACTTATCTTTTTACCCAATACCTGTTCTATAACATTATCAGGCAACCCATCGTTTCTCATTTGTTGTACTGTTTGCTGTTCTTGTAACCCTGCTTGCTTTTCTACAGCTGTTTGATACTTAGAAATAATAGTATCTAGTGTATCGTTAAAGTCTTTTTCTGTATTAGAAGTTGCAAGTGATGTTCCAGCAGATTGAATAAAAGCAATATCTTTGTCAGACATAGCTCCTTTTAGTAGACCAAGATTAGGAAGTGTAAGGAGAGCTTTTACACTATTTAGCTTATCAACAAATGATGCTGCAGGAGTACCAGGAATGATGTTAAAAGCCCCAGACACTCCAGTGGCAAAGTTCTTGCCAGAATGATTCTTAAGATTTGTAAGCTCAGTTAAAATATTCTGAGGAGCAGAAGGTGAGTTAGGATCAGAAACACCACCTTGGCCTTTTCCATAAGCTTGTTCTGCAGTAGTTCCAAAAGGAACTCCAAGAGTAGAAGCTTCGGTTACTGAAAGTACTCGTTTAGGGTCTTGAGCTGTATCTTTAGCAGATGTTTTTGCTAATCCTGATGCTATTTGTTTTCCTGTCTTAGGGTCAATCATTATCTGCCCTTCAGACAAAGTAACTGGTTTATTATTCTCACTATATGTCTTTATTTTATCTTTTACCTCATCAAGAGCAAACTTAGATGCATTTGTAGACGCTGTTCTTTTAGCTTGTAATAATGCGGCTCTAGCTGCTAATGTTTTCCCCATGTTAGAAGCTTGATCTTGAACGCGAGCCTTTTGTCCTGTGACAAATTCTAAAGGTATAGCTTGACCTTCAATATTAGTGAATGTTGAACGTAAAGACTCGTCTAAAGCTTGCTGATCTTTAGCATTTTGTATTTCCTCATCACTTAATTTTTGTGAATCTTGATATGCTTTAACTGCATCTTGGTACTCTGTGCTGTCATATGATGGAGTGCTTGTATAAGGACTTGCAACTGGCTGTTGTGGTGCTGGTTGTTGTACTTGTGGTACAGGTTGTGTAGAAACACCCCCTGTGGAAGGATTAATTACCGATCCAGTTGATGTTGTCTTTATTTGTGGAATAATTGGCACAGGAGCAGAATACATAGGCGTAGAAGCCACTTTTGGAACAACAGGGGCAGATTGTTTTATAACAGGGGCTGCTGCTACTGGTTTAGGTGCCACAGGTGCAGGTTGTACCACAGGTTTTGCAGACATAAGTGACATATTCTGAAGGTTTGTCTGCATCGGAGCAACACTTTGTGTTACTGGTTTAGGTGCTGGAACAATAGCCCCACCCATAGAAACAGGCATTGTACTCCCTGCTGGGAGTGTTGGCTTTGTAAAAGCAGAGGTTAACCCACTGAAAGCATTTTTTAGACTAGATAGTATTGAGTTCATATTATAGGCTTATAGTTAAATTTGGGTTTATTATTGCATCATCTTCACCATCATCGAGCACCATATTGGTAGTAGAAGAACTGTACCCACGGATAATGGCAGCTATATCATCTGCATACTCTTGTTTAAAATCATCTTTCCTTGGATCTAATTCTTGTGCCCAGTAAATAGCAGTCGCAGATTTCCAAGGAGTATCGTGGAACGCCTCTGGTAAAAGTGGCATTTGAGCTATAGTACAAGCAGCAGTTCCTGCACTTATTGACACACCTCCATATTTTCTTACAAGAACTAATGTTGTAGAATTTGTGACACTTGCAATTTCATACCATACTCCATCGCCTGTACCTGTTGCTCCACCTGTATAAGTTATTCTTAGCCACATCCCAGCCATAAGAGTTGTTAAGCTCCCAGAAGCTGTGATAGCTGTGCTGCCGTTTGTGGCAGTAGCTATTGTAACACTTGTGATATCGGCAACAGACAGGTCTATCGGCCTTGTTTTTTGGTTTATATAAATAGTATTTCCTGTAGAAACTGGTATCGGGTAAAGACCAACTTGCCCATTAGAGACGTGATAAAACTCTGGGGTGTTCGAATAAACTACAGACTGATTTAGTAAGTCCCACTGTTCTCTAGAAGCTATAAGCCTTGGTGTATGTCTTTCTGTATCACCAGAAATTATAACGTAGATTGAACGCACAAGGTCACAATCATATGGCAAGCTAGTAAACTGTGTTTGTGCTGTCGTTGTTACTGTTCTAATTCTTTCTAAAAAAGGCCAGTCTTTCATGGCACATATCTTTTTATATGCATTATTTGCATCATTGTCACCGTCTAAAAGATGAGCTGTAGCTGTGTTTTTTGTCCATCTTGAATATTGATTTCGCCCTGCTGTGTAACTTCGCATATAGTTAGTGTATCATTATTATTACTTAGTAAATTATATTATGCACATTTGTCCAGTAAAGGCAGGTTCAGGAGCAATACTTACAATAACATTACTTACAAATCCTGAGCCAGAAGTCCAATTTGCTTGTAATGTGGAACTTCCAGCAGGAGAAACAGGACCATTACTATCTATAATACCTACACAACCATCACCAAAAATAAACTCCGCAGACTGACGTAATGTGCCCGTACCTGCGGTAAATGTTCTAGGGAAGTTATTACCACCCCTAGAAAACATAACACTCCATGCATTATTCGTAAGAGTTGTCACAGAAGAAGCTAAACTACCCACTAAAGTATTGTTTATTCCATTATTAGAAGAAGCTGTTATATAAGCTTCAGGCTGGCTACTTGCTACTCCTGAGTAAGAAACTATGCCACATATACCGTCACCAGCTACTGAAAGGGCAAGAGTATTAGAACCGCTAGCAGGATTAGTTAGAGAATATACATTTATTTGTTGTTGGTTTCCATCACTAATAGGTGGGTCAAAGTGTACATACTGAGTCATACTTACTCCTGCGTATGTTATAGCTGTTACTTTAAATGTAGTTGTCACTAAGAGCAGTTTTCCTGACAAGGCAGTCATGGTATACGAAGTACTGGTTGAACCTCCTACAAAAGTAAATGTCGCAGAGTTGTCGAGTGCTATTGCCATATTATGATTCTATTATATCCATAAAAATAGTAAGACCTTTTGCTGCAGTTGTATTAATAGCATCAACATCAAAAGTAAATATATCCCCTTCTAAAAAGGTTTTTGTACTAGTATTTAAAACAAAAGGTGTTGCAGCTGTTCTAGATGTTTTTTCAGTAGAATCAATAGTTATTTTTGTTAAAAGGATTGTTGTACCATTTTTATTAATATCTACTGTGGTTGTTCCTGTAGTTCCTGCTGTATCTACTGTCGCTCCAACAGATACTACATACCCCGATAATGGCATAACAAAATCACCTCCTACAACGTTAGCTACCGCTGTATCTGTTGTAGCATTTACTATTCTAAAAAGAATATACCTTCGTATATCTTCTAAGTTGTCAAAATCAACCTTACTACTATCAACTCCTGTGTGTGCATGAATAGGAATTTGTGCAATATCATACTTTCTAGCAGAAGAAAAAGCCTCTATTTTAGATTCAATTTCTTTTTGAATCATTGGCTGAATTTTCTCGTAAAGTTCTAATGGTTCCATATATTAGAATTTAACACGAATTTCTGTTAGACGTGTATAGCTAGGCGAACTTGCTGTACTTTTTGTTTGAGCACGAAACTGTACCCATTGTACGTTTTCAAAGTTAGGATAATAAGCATCACTTAATACACCAACCTCTGTTGTTTCTCCTATTAAAGTATACGCTTCACTTAAATTTGTTCTGTATGATATTTTTATACCTTCCCCAGAAACAAGAGGTACGGATGTCTTAAATTCTATATTACTTGGTGTTTTCTTATTGTAATACTGTCCAATAGGTACTATTTCAGTATCTACATAAGAAACATATGACGTATACGGAGAAGATGTAGCTGTGTCTATACCTGCTGTTTGTGTGGTATCACTACCATTCACAGTTTTCCAAGCTGTAGCAAGCCCAAAACCTAGTGCAACACTTGGGTCAGGTGTATAAGGATTTGACCACATAGCGGTAACTGTAGCAGTTGTAGTTGATTGCAATGTAACGACACGTAAAGCTTTAGTATCTAGATCAATAGCCCATAGTCCTGCGTATGTTGTAGAAATTACACCTGCGTTAGTTCTCGCACTTAGCCCAAAATATAGTTGGTTTTTATTATAAGCAACACCATAAAATGTAAATACAGGATCTATACCTAGCAAATAGTCAGGAACCTTTTTGTATAATTCTGCTTGTGAGCCGTTTGTTACGAATATACGCCCTCGTTTTCCTGCAAATATGTAGGTGTTCGTATTAACCGTCAGAAGTCTTGTGACTCCTTTTTCGGCAATAAGAATCGGTAGTTTAAAGTTAGTATCTGACCTATTCCAAGGGTAAACATAGTTATACAACCCACCAACCAGAAGATTAACCCCTAATTCTTCTAAGCATTGTGCTGTGTCAATAAGTGGGATAGCAAGAGCTTTTTGGTTGAATGTGTATGTAGATGTAGATGTTGGGTCAAACGTAGATCCTGCTCGTTCTCGTAATGAACCTATATACGAACCATCTGTGTAGTAAACAGCATTATCCTGTCCTACCAATGCTTCATGATTATTATTTATATTAACTGCTGTATTTAGTACTGCCCCAGCGGTTGTTCCTCCTGTAGAAGGATCCCACCCTGATACCCAAGCAGGTGTTATTCCTGCTCCATTGTTGGCCACATTATTTACAACACAATAATCAATCTGACCATTTCTAAAGACAAATAGATACAAAGTAGCACCTGATCCTTTATATACAACAAGGCCATTACCACTACCATTAGTAATGGTATTGTTCATAAATGTAAAAACCCCAGACGATGTTGGAGACCACACTCTACCATTTTCATCAATACAAAACCCATAGTTTTTTTCAAAATACTTTATGGCTTTCATGTCTATACTGGTAAAAGCATGTGTCCCTGAACCAGTACCATCCGTAAATGTACGCTGGGTATTACCGTAACAATCGTCATATATTTTAAAAGTACCTCCTCCATTATTAACAACATAATATGTGGTGGCTAGTGAAATTCCTGTAGGTAAGGTTCCTGTAGTTGTAAACTGTATAGCTGTATATGTTGTGATAGAGCCGACTGTAATATTAGGTGTAATTACACTGGAAGCAAAAGACGTTATTGTACCAGAAAATGGACTAAGGGCTATATTACTAGGAGCGAACGCAACAGATGCTTCTCCAGGAATAGAAACAATGTTCATCCCACGCATATCATTAATACCTTTATATGGATTATCTGATATACCATCCTCAAACCCTTTGAAAACTAAATCTTTACCTTCAATAGTGTATGACATATAGTTATTTTCTTTTACCCTCTTCTTTTAACATCTTCTCTATTATAGCCCTTAATTTCTTAAGAACGAAACTGACTGCATCAAACTCATCCACATCTTCTCTTTTGTGAATAGAGAAGATATTACTAAGAATTGAATAAAACTGTGCAAGGATTAACGCTCCTAATGTCCATTGTGCAAAAAGTGATAGATCTATTCCAACACCTCTACCTGCCCATACTGTAAGGAGAGGGACTAATACGACACACACCTTAGCAATAATACCTGCAGTTAATTTATAAGATCGTATGTGTGATCCACCATGAACGATTCCAACCCTAGTAACTCCTAAAATTGTATCTATAACCATAAATACTGCTAAAATAGCATAGCTGTCGTGAGAAAGCCCCAAAAAAATAGCAGGTACATAAGCTATGTTTTTTAGGATACTCCATATTGATATTGTGTGTATTGGTTCTGGCATATTTATATTGATGATCTTGTTATCACTGGCCTACTATTAGTTACTGCTCTGTTTGCAAAAGCATCTTTTATTTGATTATAAATAATATCTTTTTGTACAACATATATTCTTTCAGGATTGTTTATCTTAATATAGACTTTACCATCATAGCTTTCATCACTCATGTAAGCAGGTCCTGTTGAAAGATTAACTTGTACTGGAAACGTCTGCAAAATTGTCCAGTTTGCCCCATCATCAATAGACGCAACCAAAACAGAATCTTTATTATTGTTGGTTATTACGCTCCCTGTACCGTAAGACACTCCCCCAAAAAGGAGAACCCCATTTGACATCCTTCTTCCTGAATAAAAACTAAGTTCTCCAAAATTACCTCGTGTATCTGCCTGTGCATCATATACTGTGGTAAGTGCATAATTACCAGCAAGAAGATTAGCGATAGAAAGCCTGTCAACAGTGCCTTCTAGGTCATTCCCAAAGAAAACATATTGTTCACTTGTCTCTATCCATGTAGGCTGATGTGATGATGATATTTCTGTCCAAGTACTTCCATTGTTTGTAGAAAAAAGTATCTTTTTTACAGGTGGAGAATCTCCATTTGAAATAAATATTCTATCATTAACAAAGTTATCGATATGTACTGCATGGATATGTACAGTAGAAGATCCACCTGGATGAGTATAAACTGTTGTCCATGTTGCTCCACTATCAATAGACCTATATACATTAAGTGCATTATATGTTCCATATTCACCTAAAAATATAGTATTCCCACGAACATCGTGTGACCATGAAGCTGGACCACCACTTGCATACGTTAAAACAAGACTAAAACTTGCACCTCCGTCTATTGATCTCCATATTTCAGCAGGAATAGGGTCAAACGTCCCTCCATTTCTAGTAGAAACAACTAGAGAACCATCAGCTGTTTCGATAATAATACCGACATTATAAGTAAATGTGTATAAATCTGTCCATGTTATGCCACCGTCAGTGCTTTTCTGAAGTGTTTTATTATTTGAAATCTTTTTGGTATATAAGTTATTACCATAAGCTTCAATTACTAACGTTTGAGATGTGGTTATAACATTCTCACCTGAATATTCTGTTTTCTTTAAAATAGATCTTGACCTTCCTGGAACATCAGCAGAATACCGACAAGCAGTATTTGTACCAGTGTTACCATTTCCTGTAATATCAGGTACAGTTGCTGTTAATTCTATATCATCAAAGTTCCAATATGACAAAAGACCCTGTACTGTGGTTGGCAGTTTATTACCATAATAAATATCGTTTATTTGTGCTGTTGTTAACTCTGTGCCACGATAAAATCCTACTGCATCGATATATCCATTAAAATAGTTAGGTATATAATTTGCTCCAACACGTAGCCCATTACATGACCTAAGTGTACCTGTATACGCAGTCCCAGATTCTGCCACACCATTAATATAAAACTTAATTGTTGTGCTTGTTATAGTAAGACAAACAAAATTCCATTCACCTATTTTAAGCTTATTTGTACTAGTAATAGTTTGTACAGAAGCTGCTGTATTTTCCCAAAATATTGTTACTGTTCCTGTTGAATCCAATCGTACTCTTGCACTGTCTCCTGCATCAACCGTACCAACTCTAGACATAAAAAATTGAGCACTTGTACTTATTGGTTTTATTCTAAGGAAAATTTGAGAACCAGCTCCCCACACAAGAGACGTGCTACTAGAACTAACATACGAGCTAGAACCATCACAGTATATTGATTGACCGTAATCTACTTGTGCAAATCTTCTTGCCATATTTACTACTTGTAATTAATTACTACTATATGTTCACTAGCGGTCGCAGAGTCTGTAAATGTTGCGTATGTTGTAGAAATAGCCCAAGAAACACCTGTTGAAAGATGATACCCTGCTGGTGTATAGAAATTATTAAGTAATAGTAATACTCCTGGAACAGTAGCAGAACCTGCTGGTATTGGCATAGAAATTACAGGCACATCACCACCTGCTGGGGTACTTGCCTTATTATGTATTTGAAAGTACCGTACAGCAGCGTTTGTGTTTGACACAAAAGAAGATAATACATTTCCTAATGATGCCTTAGAGTTACGTTTTGTAACTTGGGTCATCTGGTTATCGATTGATGGAGAATATGTACTAGAAGCAACAGGTTTTTGCATTACAGCAAGAAGACCTAGTGTTGAGTCCTCTCCGTAAATGGCAGTTCCCATGTCTACAACGGTTTGTCCTGAACTGTTGACAGCAAGTCCACACCCTTCGCCATCAGATAAAACTAATGGTGTTGCATTATAAATACCAGGATAGTTGTATTTTATTCTTGTCATATACTATGTTGTTAATTTATTAAATTTGTGTACTGATTCATGGTATTCAACCCATTTTTTTGAAAGTTCTTGGCTAGACCTCCTAATTTGAGACTCTTCAACTTCTAGCTTATTCTTTTTAAGAATTAATGATTTTTCTAGTTCATTTAGCTGATCTTTTCTTTCGTCTAGTGCATCGTATTCTTCTGATAACTTCTCTTCTCTTGTTTGCAAATCGATTTCTTTATTTTTTATTTTTTGCAAGAGTATCTTTGACTGTAGAACCTCTTTTTCTATTGGTTCCAACGCTAACTTTTTTCTTTGTTCTAGTTCCAAAACTACTTGTTCCTCAATAGAAGAAATATTGTTAAGTCTTTTAATAGCATTGTCCGCTTCTTTAGCAGTCTCTGTAGCTATTCTTTTACTTACTTCTGTTTTAAGTTGTATATCACTTTTTATTTTTTCAGGAGTAAGTATTTGCATAATTATATAAAGAAACCAGAAATATTAGAGTTGCACAATGCTGTTCCATCTACAGTAACAGATACATCTGCACCTGTGGCACCTACTAAAAGACTGCGAAATGTATGATCATACGGACAAGTATTACTAATACGATTTTGCCATATAGTAGTAGATCCACTTTTTACTAGAATAAGTGCACCTGCCTTATCAGAACTACCAGAAATATCAGTTATTTTAAACTTTCTATTCGCTGTGCCTGTTATGGTAGCAACAGCACTTGTTGCATGGGTGGCGGTAGCAGATTGGTATATGCCTGATTCTTCTCCTTGTGTCATATAGTTAAGTTATTTTTCATCATTTTTTAAGTCCTCAAACTCCTCATCGTCATCTCCTTCAGGTGGGAGAACTACCTGTGGTTGCTTTGATGGTGTACGGAACTCTTCAACATTACTTGAAATAGGTCCATTAGGCGATGTCTTATTTGCTAGTTCTATTTCCATTTCAGCTTCGTTTAGATCGTCTTCTTCTTCAATAATACAAGCTCTATCAAACAATTCTTTAAATAAAGGTACATCTTTAGGGCTTTTAGGTGATGTAGACGTAAATTCTCCTTTTTCTATAAGAATACTATTGGTTAAATGCTTTGCATAATGCATAGCAAGGTAGTCAGGCATGTATTTCTTAGAACCTGCAGGAAAACGTTTTGCTTTACCGTCCCAGTATCCAACAAAGTCCTTAGTAGTAAAATTGTGAAAGAGTGCTGTTTTTGTCATAAATATATGTGGGTTGGAGAATCCCACTTTTAGCTCCATTCGTAGGCGATAGTGTTTCCTACTATAATTGATAGCACTATCCTTTTTATTTTCCTGACCTCATCACCACCCATAATAATATGGGAAGAGTGAAGTCAGGATGTAATATTACATCAACTTTAGATCAACTGCACCGTATTCTGTAGTAGCAATACCTGTAACTGCAAGTCCTACGATTGCTTGTACACCAGTGAAAGCTTCAACAGCTCCAGCAGTTGCATTAGAAGCAACTACAGATGTACCAACAACCACAGCACCGTCAGCAAGAACGTTTGCAACACCAGAAACCTGTAGCCATCCAAACTGTGCGTTTGTAATAGGATACACTGCAACACCTACTGGCGTAGATGTAGCTGTTGTAGGGTTTACAATAACTGCACTGTAAGGATTAGCGATCAAGTCAATTCTTGATGTTGTAGTAAGTGCTACTTGGATAGGGTCATCTAGTGTAAAACTAGGAGCAGCTGCAGTGAATGCCGCATGACTCTTAATTTTATAAGCATACCCTACACCAGGAGTAACAGAAATCATTGCATAACCACCAGAAAGTTGGTTAGCAGTTACCGTAACTGTTGATGATGATGCAATCGTAAGATCACCAACAGCAGCAGCTACAGCAGTAAGGTTCTGGTTAGCAGTAACCTCCGCAGATGCCTGCTGTAGTTTACCTGCAACAAGAGATGTTCCACCTGCCTTGCAGTATCGGAACACACGACCGTCATTTGAGTGTACAAGTTCTCCAAGAGAGTGGAGCTGTGTAGCAGAGCTTGAAAAGATGCTTTGTGCCACTACCATTGGACCTGTACCTGTGAGATTTGTCATAAGTTAGTTTTTATTAGTTCACGTTATTAATTAAGCAGCGGTTGTTACGTTAGTCCAAGTGGTAGAACCAGTTGTGTTAACGTATAGACGTGTTGAGGTTGAACTACCATCTGAACGAAGGTAGACAGATCCTTGTGCTGCTGAAACAGTAGGAACACCAGAACCGTAGTAGACTCCAAAGCCTGCTGTTGTTCCAAATAGAAGAACAGCTGCTGTAGAACCTCCTGCAGGTGTTGCTGTTGCAGCAGATACGTTTGCTACTCCAGTTGTTGCAACATTGAATGCAGAAGTACTTGCTGTTTGGAGATCAATCAAATACTGAGCACCTGAACCTTGTGCAGTTAAAGTAAGGTTTACTTTAATAGCAGTGTAAGCACCTGTACCAGATGTTTGGTTTATTGTTTGTACAACTTCAAAACCTTTACATGCTCCAGATAGGTTAGATATAGTACCAGCAACACGAACTGTTGCAGTTCCAGGGTTAGCTGTAGAACGAGTAAACGTCATATAACTAATACCACCTCCAGCATCGTTCATTGTGAATGAGTTACCTGAGACATCTCCAGTACCTGCAGTTGTAAAAGATATATTTCTCACTGTTCCTGAACCACCTCTTGTAGAAGCAAGCGTAAACACGTTTGCAACAAAGGACATTCTTACACGTTCATAGTTAGTTACTCTATCTGTTTGGTTATGAAAATCAAACAGAGTTGCATTTGTTAACGTAGTACTAGTATCTGTGTTTAAACCGTGATACTTCACTACTGGAACATAATCTTCAATATATACTGTCATATTTTTTTTCTTTGTATTTCTCCCTCTTGGAACTTAATCCAGTAAAAGGCAAAAAATTAATTAGTAATATTAGATTCCTGTGATTCCAGTTAGTTTTCCGTGACGCTTTGGGTTAGTAGTGATGAACTGTCCACCGAAGTAGATATGTCCAACTACAGAACCAGCGTTTGCAGGAACAATCCAATCTGACCATGAGAAACCAAGTCCCATAGGAGCATCGTAATCGTTACCTTCAATTTGTGACTTGTAAGCTACTGGCTTTGCTCCGAAGAATGGAAGAGCGTAGAAATCTACATAATTCTCATTCACCATGATAAATGCCTGTGCTGTACACTTCTCATCTGCTAGGATTGGCTTTCCGTTGTAGTAGAGAGCGTCGAATCCTGTTCCACCCTTCATATCACCCTTAATCATTCCAGCATCTTTTATGATACGTTCCTGTGGGCGTAGAAGCTGTCCGTAGAAGTTAAATACTGCTTCGGTTGTGTAAATAGCGGTTGGTCGCTGTGTTCCTGACTTAACTGACATCCATAGAGTATCAACAAGAGCAAGAGTAAGAGTTCCTCCTGAAGCTGTAACTGTAGATGCAAGTGTAGTGTATGTTGATCGTGAAAGACCACCAATAGTAGAAACAGAAGAACCATCATCAACAAGTGCAGCAAGTCCTAGTGGATCTTTGCTTGCATTTCCTGTTCCATCAGCATAGAAAATAGTACCAAGGTCATCGGCCATATCTTCTGTGTCTGACTGGATAGTAAGCTTCATGAGGTCAAGCACCTTTGCTTCGGTGTCAGCCACAGAAAGTTCATCTCCTGGTAGAGCACAAGTAATTTGGTAGAAACTTGGTGTAAATTCCATGAACTGACGGTTATCAGTTGCTGTTGTTGAGAAAGTATCAAAACCAGCAAAAGATTGACCAGTAGAGTTCTTAGCAACCTTTACAGGGAAACGGAGTGTACGTCCATTCCATTTCTTAGAAGCACGTACAACTCTTTGAAACATAACGTTGGAGTTGAGGATAGTATCAACTACATAAGGCAAATATTCAGTTTGCACTGTAGTTTGAATCCTCTGGCCATATAGCTCTGTCATAGTTAGTAGATTATTTAAATTATTAATTGTATAACCTACTTATAGTTTGAGTTACCAAGGGCGTTTTGCCCCTTTGAAATCGGCTCCAGTCTTATAATTAGTAGGTTTTTCTTCACCTCGTGCTTCGGTTCCAGTTGCTGCTGCAATTTCTTTACGCTGCTTAGTTTCAACAATAGGGGCTTTACTTTCTGCTTTCATTGCTTTAAATCCAGCTCTATAGTTCCACCTTCCTTGAGAATCAACTAAATCATTGTCTAGAACGTACTTTAGCAACTTGTTAGGGTCAATTTTAGAACCAGTTGGGTTAATGCTTTTGTCGCTTTCTAGAGCTTCAATCTGCTTTTGCATATATTCCGTAGCATCTTTGACAGCCTTATCTTCATCTTCTTTAGCTTTTGATAGGTTTTTTATAGCCATATCAGCTGCTTCTTTGAGTTCCTTATCTCTGTCTGCACGGTATGCATTCCACTGGTCTTGATCACCTCCGAACCACGAAGGAATCTCCGTGTTGTTAGCGTTCTCTTTACGAGCACCACTAAATTCTTCACGAATCTTTTGTAAATCCTCTTGATGGCGTGTTTCTTGCTCATTGAACCGTTTGGTCCATTCGCTTTCACGTTGTGTCCATCTAGGGTGTTCATGGAAAGGCTTATCTTTATCAGGATCTTCGTCAAGTTTTTTATTACCTTCCTCATCTCCTTTATTTTCTTCCTCTTCATGCTTGGTTTCTTCTGATGGCGAGTCAGTAGAGTTTTCCTTCTCATCTTTAGGAGCAAAAGGGTTCTCACCCTCGTGTCTTAATTCTGCCTGGTTGTTTTCAGTCATATAAAATTATTACGGTCTGTATTGTTTTACGGATGCACAGAACGAGACATCAGTTATCTAAATAAATTATAGCACTATAAATAACCCACAAAATAGGTTATCCACCTATTTTTTCTTTTCAGGAGCCTTTTTAATGTTTTTTGTCTTACTCATAAACTCTTTTGCTATTTCTGGCTTAAGAGCAGATAAGTAACGCATTTGTGATTTTGATGTATACGACATAACTATTCTTCATCTTCGTCTTCATTATCATCGTCAGCACCAATTTCAACTATTTCAAAGTCAGCAGAATTTTGGTATCTACTTTGTGAAAGTCCTGTTAATTTAACCTTCATTTCTATATTGTATGTTTCACCAAGCTTCCACCTCTTTGCTTCTGGTATATGCTCTAGTCCAAGACCAAAACTAGGGAAGTATGGTTTCATTCCTCCTATCTCTGTAGATTTAACCTCCTCAGGTACTTTAGGTGTAATTTTTCGCATACTACTTAGCTTTACTAGTCTTCTTTTTTGCAGCAACTTTTTTCTTTGCAGGTGTTTTTGCAGTGACTTGTTCCTCAAGTTTAGCAACTGCTTCTTCACCAATTTCTTCTACAACATCCTCACGAGTAACAAGAGGGGTAGTCTCATCAACTCCAGCTTCTCTCATTTCTTCTGTAATCATTTCAGTTGGTACAGTCGCCTGTTCTTCTTGAAATGGTCTATTGCTTGTTGCAAATTCTTCTACTCTAGCAGGACTATTACATCGTTGGCAGAAATCTCTACCCGATTCGATGACATGTCCATTTGTACAAATTATTTTATCCATATGGTTATATTATTTTATTAAGGTGCCATCACTGGCGTTTCTAATGGTTTTTCTTGAGACTTTTTAAATTCTTCATGTGCAGCAATTCCTTCTGGGTCTAACTCAATCCCTGCTATTTTAGCCATTTGAGCTTGTCCATCTGGTGGTAAATCTTTAAAAGATATTGACATACTAGGTGGTTTTGTTGGTTCAACATTTGCAGACTGTGCTGCTTGTTGTTTCATCTGTATAGCTTGTTGCACTCTAGGGTCTTTTTCAAATAGTATTTCAGGGGCATTAATCTCAAGCCATACGTTAGCAGCTAACTCTTCAGGATTAGGGTAGTCTAACCGCTTATAAAGGTCAATAATAGACATTTTACCTCCTGCAGCCAATTCTATTGCCTGATTAGCTATAGTTGTTGAGTCTTTAGGTAGAAGTGAACCTTCTTTTACAGAAGAGTTTACTTTAGGCTTATCTGCCATATTTGCGTACTTGTCATCGTATACATAAAGAAGTTGAATGAACCAATCATATGCATCATCTGCCATTTGTTCTAGATACTCACTGAAACCACCACCAATACGATCAGAATCAAGTGTACGATTCATAACCTTACCACGTACTGTTGTTTCTGTTTCAAGCCCTGCAGCAGATGACCCACGTGTTCCAAAAATGTCCTTCATACGGTTTCTTTTATCAAGAAGGTCATTATATATGTCTGCAGGTAGTGCAGGGGCAGGAATACGCATTATAGCGTCTTGTACTGCACCTGTAGGAATAGCAACAGTCCCACCTTTTCTAAATGCCTCGCTAACGTTCTTAGCTTGTGCATCATTAAGACCAGAACGCTCTAGTGAGACTACAACACCATTATTTTGACTATCTGCATTTTTGTCGATCTGTTTGTTACGTTTATTGATAGTATCTTGGTTAGCAAGATTTTGACCAATTAGAGAAGTATCATCTACTGGTTGCTTGCCGAGATTAAATACAGATAGAAACTTATAAGGCATACGAGGAGATGGGAAGTGATTTTGACCCTTTACTTTTTGCATTTCTCCTGGTATTTCAGTACCCATCTCATCTACAGTAGATTCTCCCTGTACTTCTTTGTCGTAATTCCAGTGTATGTTTCTTTTCTTAAAGAGTATTTTATCTCCAAGCTTCCACCACATCATTTTTGGTGTCCAAAACTCTACGAAACCAACTTCTGTATCTAAATCTTCTTTAACTAAGTCCTTAATATACTTAACAGCTCCTTCTTCTGGGTCAGAGCCTTCTATTATAGCTATCATGTCAGATGCAGGTAATTTTCTGTGTTCTCCAATACGATTACCTGTGTACCCGTCTTCATCTACTGTTGCATTAGGGTCTAAAATAAGCTTTTGAACACGTATAACCTTTACTGTAGGAATATCTAAATCTAGGTCCCAAGTATACTTTTGTGCTCCAAGTAGATAAATAGCCCAATGACGTGCTTCTTTCTTTAATTTAAGGCGTAGTTTTACATCATCTGCTATAGAACCAAGCTTGTCTTTAAGCTCTGTAACAAACTCTTGTTTTTCAGGATCTTCTTCTTCTTTTTTATTTACTAATGCAAGTGTTGGCTCTGGGTTACGTCGAGTAACTTGTGGTAGATACGTTTCGAGTGCTTCAAAAATAGCATTATCTACTTGTGCTCGTGTGCTGTCCATTTCAGGACGAGAATAGTGTTTACCTCTCCAATATTTTTCGTTTTCTTCTGAATCTTTAAGCCATTGTGCATAAACAGGTGATGATGTCCATTCTTTCTCCCATTTATTAGTAAGATCAACAAGCTTTTGATTAGATATATCAAGCTTAAGTTCAGGGTACTTCAAAGAGACAATTCCTTCTTCTGTTTCAGGAACGTCTTTATTACGCATCTTGTTGATGTTCTTGCTTATGCTTGCATATGCCTCTACTAGTGGATTTGACATTATGTGTTTAGTTCATTTAGTAAATGGAAAATACGGATGTTACCTGTAGTGTATCAGTTACGCCAGTCATCTTCATAATCGTTATCCCCCATTTTGTTAAACATCTCTTCAGGGGAGAAGTCTACTGTTTTGTTAGGGTTGACCATATAGCTGTTTACTTCTGGTTTTATGTCAGGAGATATAATAGAACCGACACCCCCAAAACGGTCAATACCTATTCTAAAATATACTGTTGCATGACACCAATCATCACGATCTGATCTAAGCCATTTATACTGCATAACACCTAACGTGTCTTCTTCTGCTACACGGTATATATGTGACCAATGAAGCCAATAATCATACCAATCGTTTTCAGTACCATTGTATAAACGTAATCTTTTTTCTTTAAATTCGTCTATGACTAATTGTAGCACCCTATTTCTATCAGCTAGGACATTACCAGACTCTTCGCCTTCTCCCCATCTGATAAGTTGCATAGTCTTGCGGTCACGTGCGTAGTGACAAAGAAACACACGCCCTGGGTACTTCTTTTTAAGCTTTCTTGACCCTATAATATCTCCACCTTGGTCGATAACCATAATACTGTTATCAAACTTCTTTAGGTAGTACTCAAGTGTTTGCTCTAGAGGTAATTTATTGACATCATCAGGCATGTAATCATTCATTTCACCATATCCTAACAACCCTTGCTTATTACCTATCACATACCGTAGTTTTACTCCTGTATCTACCCCTATCACCATACGACCTTTATAATCATTTTGTTCTGTAGTAATAGCGCCCATAATCATATCTTTAGTAACACTATTACCAGAACCAGCGTAAGGAAGTCCTAAAATCTTATTATAAAAGAACTCCATCGTTTGTTTACCTATCATTACCTCGTTATATTTATCAATTATTTCTCCTGCTGTAACCCAAGGAGCCATTAACAGTGAGATATGATACCCCGACCATGTTCTATCTTTGTACTTTCGTATCCATTTACCAATAGCTCTGTCTTTCCACCCTAAAATACCACGACATTTCTTACATACAAATTCTCTTCTAACCATATCAATACTCATTTTACGTTCATCTTCTGTATTCCATGTTAAGTGCTGGAAATGCTCACAGTGAGGACATGTAATAAACCACTCTTTTTGGTCTGATTTTTGCCATTCTACGTCAACACCATTATTAGGTACAGAAGGATGAGAAAACACATGTGTTTGCTTAAACTTACTATGCTGCATACGAGCTTGGAAGTCTGCAATGACATCTTGCTTTGATGAGTCTTTTTCATCGTGAACTAGTCTATCGGCTGTAATCATAATAGCGGCCTTTTTGGTCCATGTACCTCTAAAGTACATCATAGACTCACCAATTTGCTTTTGTTCGATAGAATCCTTATCAGCTGTCCATTCTCCTAATATTGGGTTAGCTGCAATAATACGGTTGACTTTACCGCCAACGAATACGGACACGTCGTTATCTGTAGGAAGTGTATAAATGATGTCCATCTTATGTGCATGAGCATCAAAGAAGTTCTTGAGTACTTCAAGCGTAGAAAGCCCAACTTGAGCAGCTTTTGTTACCACTATATTATCAGACTGGTCTTCGTAGATATCTTTAAGGAATAAATGCTTGTGAAAAGTAATAAGCTCTCCTTTTTCATTTTTTATTTGGTAAAAATCCAGCCATCCTTGTATAGATAGATTAGCTATTTCGTGTGTTAGATCATTATTATCCTGCATGTTCTACAATTACAATACCATCCCTAAAAACAGATCGTATCTCACCGCACAGAATACATCCTGCTCTGACACCCTCTACTGGTCTTACAGTGTGTTTATTAAGACGATTAGACTCACCTATTGGAATAAATTGATGTGGGCATTTCATATAACTTTTGATTGTTTCTTTATTCTTTCCATAGCTTCACTACAGGTAATACATTTGTTGTATATAGGTCCTGACATAATGCTTCCTAAATTGTGAAGCACCTTAAAGCGTTTGTTTCTGTCAGAAAATTGCTTGCACAAATACTTATACTGTTCTGCGTAGGCTTCTATCTCTTGAGAGATTCTAAACTCTGGTTCACGTAGAAACTTACCGAACCATAAAGAGGCTTCTTCTCTTGAGTATTTCTGTTGACGTAAATGTACTTTTTCGTGCTCAATAATATCATCTGGTAGATGTTGCCCACTAGGATTATAAACGCAGTCCCCATAACTAAATACAGCATACTTAGGTATTATTTGAAACGCCTTACATACACTTCCCCATACAGGCGGATAGTCGTGTATTACTTTAACATCACCATACATTACCTCTTGTATCTTTTCTGGTTGTATACGATCAATACCTTTTGAATAGTTTGACATAATTATTGCATTTCTTTAATCTCTTGCTCAATTTGTAATCTCCTTGTTTGATTGTAGGTTTCTAATGCTTGTTGCATACCTGGAGAAATCACAATAGCATGTGCATGCATGATACTACCTTCTACTTTCATCTTAGGGGCAAATTCTGGTAATTTCTTTTCTGCCCACCAACGTGCTTGATTAATATCACTTTCTATTTTTGATGCTAGTACTTTTTTAGCAGATAAGTTAGGTTTTTGCTGTAATTCCTTTTTTCGCTCTACAAAAGCAGGGTTTTTCTTTTGATACTTGTAAAGTGTTTGTGTACTTATATCTGCATAAATACAAGCTTCTTCATCTGTGTAGCTATAAGAATATCCTTCTTCTAATTTAGATATGACTTCTGGTGTCATTATTGTCTTTCTGCCGACATTTTTATATCTTTGTGCGTGTTTTGTAGGTCTTGCCATATACGTATTATCTCACATTTCCTAAGTACTGAAGAGTATCTAACACCATTGCTTTTTCTTCACTCGTTATTCCTATGTTTGCATTATGTTTTGGGTCTAACAAAATTGCAGCATATGTCTTCTTAGTTATAAAGAAGTTACATTCATTATTTGGACAAACAAAGCCTTTAGGGTGATGACAAAACACTGAATCACAATCTGGGCATCTTTTGTATAATAAGTTTTTCCAGATATGTGACATAGTTATTCTTTTGGCTCTAAAATTTTTAATGCAATACTTTGTTGCTGTAGTGTACCGAATTGACGGAGTATCCTACGGAGTGCTCGTGCCATTTCACCTTGCTTCCCTATTATCTTACCAATATCTTCTTTGTGAAGAGTTAATGACAGTAAAACTCCTTTGTCATCATTAATCTTATCAATAACTATTTCGTTAGGAAAAGATATAAGAGGAGATATAACTGTTCTGAGATACATTTCTTCTGTTTGCATAGTTTTTATTTTAGATTTGTTAATTCTTCAATAGCCTCTTTTTTTTCTTTAATAAACTTTTCAGGATATTGAGAGATTAAACCGTTTTTTGATAGAATTTCTCCAACAACTCCTTTTATAAACTTTTCCAATAGATCTAATACGGTTTTATTCATATTAGTTCTTTTCTTCTTTAGGTTCTTCTACGATCATACCTGAACATGTAAGAAGTAGCGAAGAGATACTCACAGCACTTTCAATACCTGCAATAAGGACATCAACAGGGTCTATAACACCTACGTCCATATATTTACCTATTTTGCCTGTTACAACATTGATCGCTTCATCATTCTTTAGTTCACGCACATTATCTAACCCTACGTTTATCTTAAGTTGTTTAAATGGGGCCTTAAGTGCTTCATTGAGAACATCACTTGACGTAACTAAACGTGACAGGGCAAGCCCAGCTCCGCACACAACACCGCTTTTATATGCTGCTTGGGTTGCATTAACTGCATCTTCAACTTTATACCTAAGTGATCTTTCTTCGTTTTCTGTAGCTGCTCCGACTTTTATAACAGCAATTTTTCCACTGAATAAAGCAATACGACTTTCAATAGACTTCTTGTCTTTTTCATCTACAGCTAAATCATATGCCACACGAAGATCAGCTATACACTTGTTCACTTCACCCTTTTTACTTTTAGGATCTAAAATAACTGATTCTGTTTTTCGAGCAATAAACTTGTTTGCTCTGCCTAAGTCATTAATATCAGCGTTTTCTAGCTTATCACCCTTAGTCTCTGAAAAGACTTTAGCACCTGTCATAATAGCTAAATCTTCCAAAAAATTCTCTTTACTTACTGTTTGTGGGATATTGATAGCTACAACACTAAATTTGCCTTGCATCTTATTAACAATTACAGTAGCCAACGCTTGCTGTTCAATATTTTCACAAATAAGGACTAGACTGGTTATATTCTTAGCTGCTAACTTTGTCATAATAGGAAGAATATCTCCTGTTTCTGTAAGCCTATAATCTGTAAGCAAAATGTATGGTTTCTCAACAACTGCTTCCATTCTTTGCGGGTTAGTAACCATATAAGGACTTATGTACCCTCGGTTAAGTGTTACTCCTTCTGTCATAACAGAGAATGTTTCCATTGTTCCTGATCGATCGATAGTAACAACCCCATCTTTACCAACCTTATACCAAATGTCTGCAATTATTTCGGAGATATTTTTATCATCAAAAGAAATACGAGCAACTTTTAATAATTCTTCCTTAGTCTTAATTGGTCTAGCTTGTGACTTAAGTTGCTCAGTTGCTTCTAATAGTCCTGCTTTTAATTCTTTTTCAATTTTGCGACCATCATAATTAGGGTTATCAGCAGCAGACTCTATAATTGCTTGAGTCATAATAAGTGATCCTGTTGTACCGTCTCCTGCTCTATCATTTGTTCTTACTGCAACTTCACGCACAACATCGAGTACAGCATTTTCAGAAGGATCATCAAAAGATAAATCACGCATGATTTGTACACCATCATCAACAACCATTCTATGAGTAAACTTAGAAATAATTACTTTATTAGATGCAGGTCCATACGTTGGTTTTGCTAGATTGACTGCTTTATTAACAGCAGAACGGATAATGTCAAATGTTTCTTTTTGATTAATTTTTGTCATAAGGTTAAATTTTAATGAGGCAAGATTCTGGTCGATGTAGTTTCATAAAAACTCTTTTAGTAGAGCCGTGTGGTTGTGCGTATTCACGCACATGAGCTTTTAGATAATTATTATTGTCTATTCTAGATTTGTACCCTTTATTCCACTTTTCTCGTTTGTGACAAATAGTGCATTGCTCTACTTTAAATGACTTTGTGTCTTTAATAAGCCTAAAACTATGTGGTTGTCCAAACCTACACCCTAACCGTAAACCATACTTTACAGGTGCAGTTCTTTGCATATTACTTTATAAAGCCGATGATATCTTCATCGTAAAGAAGTTTCATCTTTACTTCTTTACCGTTTTCTTTAGTAATTACTGTTTCTCCTGCAAACGCTCCGTAAATGATGTGATTTCCATTTTTAATATCATCTACTTCGCTACCGACAGCTTTTACAATACCTGTTGTCTTTTCTTCTTGCTCTGTAGAGGCAGGAACTGAAAGACCATACTCATTTTCAAGTGATTCAACCTCATCTTGTAAAACTAGCACGTACTTCTTTCTTGGGATAAATTTTGATTCTTTTGCCATATGATTAAATAAGTTGACTAATAGGTGTATCTCTCCCTTCTTTTGCGTTTTTATCTATAATTTCTTGACGTACTATGTCTTCTTCACTGTCAGGTATAAAGATAGCTCCTTTTGGTTTTGGACCAGCACTACCAAGTTTTGTTTCAATAATACGAACTCTTTTTTCTATACCTGCTCTAAAAAAAGCTAAAATTATAAATATTACTGCGGACACAAGTAAACCAACCAGTATTCCTAGAATAAATTGCATATTATTCTGATAGTTCTGGTCTTTCTATTGTTTTTTCCTCCTTCTTTTCCCTCGTACTTATTAAAGCAGGAGCAGACAAAATACGTCCATCATTACTAATAGAGACTCTTGATGTCAAGCCAAGCTCATATTTACCAAGAAGTGGTTGCATTTCTTTATTAAAGTTCTCTACTCGTTCTTGAATGTCAATATCCTCAATTTCTTCTTGCATATATGTTATTTTACAGATTCTAGTAAATCAATAATTTGCCCGACAACAAATGGTTGGTAGGTTGTTTTCCCATCTCTATCTAGATATTGAGCACACTCTTTAATAAAGACAATATCTTCTGCAGTAAATTCTACTTCAGTATCTGAAATAGTCAGAGTTTTTATAATAGTGTAAGCTCTTAAAGGATTAGCAAACCCATTGACTCCAACTACAGTTCCAATCGCAGAACCAAGAGTAAGCTCTTTTTCTCCGTCTTTTAATACCTCTTTTGTAAAAGGATTTGTCAGCTTTGTTGATACGATAATTTTCATATGTTTATTTTATTAAATAATTTCTTACTATTATAGTATACCAAGCCCTTGGATATATGTGTGTGGATAACTAAGTAGGTATCCCTTGACAACCTAATTGTACTTGCTATAATGGATGTATTAGTAGTTAAAATAAAAATATGACAAAAAAGAAATTCACAGATGAATTAGAGTGGTTACGAAGACGATTAAATGGTCATTCTAAACCTTTAGTTATGTTTGGAAATCAAACTAGCCGTTTTAATCACGTAAGTATGGAGTATGTTAATGCAAGAATAGACGACTTAATTTCAACTTACGGTATATGAAAAATAAACTATTCCTAATACATTACATTTATAAAAATCCAGATGTTGAGCACGATGCTACACATTACGAACACGAATACTACTTAACTCCTAGCTTAGCAAAAGCAATTACTGACGTTGAAGAAAGAAACAAGGGATTTACAGTAACTATTACACAGTATGAAGAAGTTTTCTTTAGGGAAGTTATATGAAAAAAGCAGAAAAACAAGCATTAAAGGAAAATGAATACTTTATCAAAATGATTGAAATGGTTAAAGAGGATATAGAAACTGGTCGGCATTTGGTCGCAACATACCACTCCGCATTTCAAACAATGTCAAAAGAAAGATTTTATGAACTTATTAAAACCCATTTACCTGTTGAGAGCAAGAAAGCATTTTTGGAATAGGTTAGAGCAAAGAGACGGTAATGTGCTCTGTTTTCTGTTTGCGAAAGTGGTAGACAAGAAACCTGTACAAGACGGTAGAAAAGACGAGTGTTTAGTGTGGAAATACAAGAACCACATTTACCTAACACAGAATTACAAATTACAAACATACATAAATAAAAGTATATGAAAAGAGAACAGCGATACGGAATAAAATCACTCGCAAAGGACTTTCCTACAGAAGAAAGTGTCCTTGATTTTATCTTTGATACACAGCATAGCCGACAATGTTCTTGTGGTGGCTCGTATTCGCTTAAAATGGGGCGTAGGCAGTACCAATGCTCTAAATGTAGGTTTCAGATAGCACCTACTGCAAATACCTTGTTTCATAAGAGTGATACACCTTTGACACTATGGTTAAAAGCAATCCTTACTTTCTCTAATGCTAAGAGTGGTATTTCTGCTAAAGAAATGGAAAGACAAATTGAAGTAACCTATAAAACAGCGTGGCGAATGCTTCACCTAATTCGTAAAGCATTAGGACAAAGTGGCAAGTTACAAGGAGATGTGGAAATGGACACTGCTTACTTCGGTGGTCGTTTCAAGTCAGGCACTTACAACGAAAGACAAAAGGAAGCAATCGCAGCAAAAGCGGTGGTTATGGGAGCAGTTGAAAGAAAAGGTAATGCTCGTCTTATTGTTGTACAGGACAGCAAAGCAAAGACACACGGAGATTTTTTAGACGAAACCGTAGTAACAGAAAGGACTAGGTTATTTACGGACAATACCAATCGTCTAAATAAAGTTGCTGTTGGTTTTAACCGTCATACTGTAGACCACGGACGAGGCGAGTATGTTCGTGGAGAAGTACACGCTAACACGATTGAAGCATTTTGGTCACATATTAAGCGTTCAATAAATGGAACACATAAAGTGGTATCTAAGAAATACTTACAGGAGTATCTTGATGGCTTTGTGTTCTTGCGTGACAATCGGCACAGCGACAAGGAACGCTTTTGGTTGTTACTCTCCACTTTACTAAATCCTTCAGTTGCGTAATAAATTGTTTTTTAGTCATAACAAAAGTGTAGCACATACCATTTAGGTTATGATGGGATAGGTATTGATAACGTTTATTTATCTTCTTTTTTAGCCCAACGAACACTTGCTGCTTTTTTACCAATTTCACTCATATATTTTTTACCTCTTTTTGCTGTTGTTAAACCACCAATTCTACCTATTGTTGCAAAAGCTTTTCGTTCTTCATCTGTAATTTTTGTTTTT